CGAAGACGGATCATCGCAAAATTGGCAAGTGACCTTGTGCGCGGGCAAAAAGGACAAGACGGGCGGACAGCCTGTAGTTGAGCGTACTTTTAACGTGGTACCAATTAGGTAACACCGCCGCCGGTCGGTCACCGGCATCTACCAACGCCAAAACTGGAGCAACCAAAAATGGCTATCAATCTAAAAACCACCAGCGGCCTGTCGGCCAACGGTGTCAAGGTGCTTGTCTACGGCCAAGCAGGGGCGGGCAAAACGACGCTCATCAAGACGCTGCCCAACGTGGTGGTGCTGTCAGCGGAGGGTGGCTTGCTGTCCATCCAAGATGCTGACCTTCCGTATTTGGAGATAACCTCAATGGCTGACCTTATGGAGTCTTACGAATGGCTCTCCAGCGGCGAGGCTAAAAAGTTTCAATCGGTGGCCCTTGACAGCATTTCAGAGATCGCCGAGGTCTGCCTTAACACCGAAAAAAAAATCTCAAAGGATCCGCGCCAAGCCTACGGGGCCATGCAAGAGCAGATGGCTGATGTCATCCGCGCTTTCCGCGACTTGCCTGGTCGCCACGTTCTGATGACCGCCAAACTGGAGAAGACCGCCGACGAGATGGGCCGCATCCTGTACTCGCCCTCAATGCCAGGCAACAAGACGGGGCAGTCATTGCCCTATTTTTTTGACGAAGTGCTTGCGTTGAGAGTTGAGAAAGACGCCGATGGCGTGAGCCAGCGTGCCTTGATGTGCGACAGCGATGGCCTTTGGATTGCCAAGGATCGCAGCGGCAAACTGAACGCTTGGGAAGCGCCTGACCTTGGCGAGATCATCAAGAAGATCGGCGGTGCAGCATGAGAGCCATGCGCGAGATAGCCGCTGAATGGGCGGCTGAGAAAGAGGTCGAGCGCATTGCGGTGGAGAACCGTCGTCGCCTCGAGGATGAGATGGTCAAGTCATTTGGCTTGCTGCCTGACCTTGATGGCACCGTGTCGAAGGACGTTGATGGCTACGTCATCAAGATCACGGGCCGCATTGATCGCAAGGTTGATGCCGACAAGATTCAAGAGCTGGCGGCACAGCACGGTCTTGAGTCTCACCTTTCAACCCTGTGCCGCTGGAAACCGGAGTTGAACCTTACTGTATGGAAAGCAACCGACCCGACCATCACCAAACTGTTAGCCCCGGCGATCACCGCGAAACCAGGGCGTCCAAGCTTTACCGTCAATCACAAGGAATAAGAACCATGAAACTCGGAGAAACTTTTTCTGCTGCTGAATTGCAGCCATCAACACCATCTTATGACCTATTGCCAGCAGGCTGGTACACGGCCATCATCACCGAGGCAGAACTGAAGGACACCAAGTCAGGCACCGGCCAGTACATCAAGGTGCGTTATGACGTGACAGGCCCAAGCTGCCAAGGTCGCGTGGTGTTTGGCAACTTCAACATTAAAAATCAAAATGTTAAGGCCGAGGAGATTGGCCGGCAACAACTGGGCGATTTGATGCGTGCGCTGGGCCTGCCTGCGGTTAACGACACAGACCAGCTTATTAACGGTCATCTGAGCATCAAGGTGGACATTCGCCCAGCATCGGGCGAGTACGGCGCCCAGAACGAGGTGAAGGGCTGGAAGTCCAACACGGCAAGCCTGCCACCGCAGCCTAGCAAGCCGGATGCGCCTGCTGGTGCGCCAGCCAAAGCATCGCCACCCTGGGCGAAGAAATAAAAAGGCGGGGCGGCTTGATTTGGTCTTTGACTAGGCCAAGTGGAAAGTCAGAAAAACCTTGGCATCGACATCCTCAAGTGCTGACTTGACGCCGCCCCAAACTGAACTAAACAAAGGAGAGAATCGTGCAGATTCCCGAGGCAGAGAATAGCATCACCGCGCTGATTGACAAGCATCATGAAGCGCAGGCCAGCCTTGAGATGCCTCGCCCGCACATGGGTTGCAGCATCGTCGGCCACCCCTGCGACCGCTGGCTGTGGCTGTCGTTTCGGTTTGCGGTCAAGCCAGCGTTCCCCGGCAGAGTCCTGCGAATGTTCCGCCGAGGCCGAAACGAAGAAGCCACAATCATTGATGACTTGAGGGCGATCGGCATCAAGGTGCGTGCGCTGGAGGAGCAGATGCGGGTTGAGTTTGGCAGTCACTTGTCGGGCAGCGTAGACGCCATCCTAGACGCTGGTGTGCCAGGCGCAGTCAAGACCAAACACATTGCCGAGTTCAAAACGCACTCAGCCAAGTCATTTGCAGACGTTGTTAAGAATGGCGTTGAGAAGTCAAAACCCGAGCATTTTGTGCAGATGCAACTTTACATGGCAGGAACGGGCATCCATCGCGCTTTGTACGTTGCCATTAACAAGGACGACGACAGCATTTACACCGAGCGTTTGGCGTATGACGCAGCGGTGGCCGATAAGTACATTGCCCGCGGTCAACGCATCGCGCTGGCCGACAGGATGCCCGAGCCGGTAAGCACCGACCCATCTTGGTATCAATGCAAGTGGTGTCCGGCCTATTTAATGTGCCATGAGGCGCAGCATACAAAGGAAGTTAACTGCCGAACTTGTGCCCACTCAACAGCCAAGCCTGACAGCACCTGGCATTGCGCCCGACATGACGCTGACGACATCCCGCTGGAATGGCAAGTGCAGGGCTGCGAGAGCCACGTTTTGCATCCTGATCTGGTGCATTGGAAGCGCAAGGATGGCCCGAATCAGTGGACTGCGATCTACGTTGTGGACGGCAAGGACGTAGCCAATGGCGACCCAGACGCGCACATCTACAGCAGCAAAGAGTTGCTGGCTAATCCCGCGATGTGCTCGATGGGCGATGCAGAGATTGAAAAACTGCGCGGCAAAGGCGCGAGGGTGGTATGAATGAGCTTCATCTATTCGCGGGCGCTGGTGGCGGCATCCTTGCCGGCCAACTGCTCGGACACCGATGCGTGTGTGCCGTCGAGTGGGAGCCCTACGCCCAAGCCGTGCTTGTGGCACGACAAAACGATGGATGCTTCCCGCCATTCCCGATTTGGGATGACGTGCAAACCTTTTCCGGACGGCCTTGGCGCGGAATTGTTGACGTCGTGGCTGGCGGCTTTCCCTGTCAAGACATCTCAGTCGCGGGGGGGGGTGCAGGCATCACCGGAGCGCGCAGCGGAATGTGGAAGCACATGGCGCGCATCGTTGGCGAGGTTCGACCCCGCTACGTCTTCGTGGAAAACAGCCCAGCACTCATTACTCGAGGACTTGGAGTCGTGCTCAGTGACTTGGCCGCGCTCGGGTATGACTGCCGCTGGACAGTGCTGGGAGCTGCCGATGTTGGGGCGCCGCACCAGCGCGACAGGTTCTGGCTTGTGGGCCACGCCGTCGGCGAGCGATTCGACGCGGGGCGGGACGATCACCGACAGCATGACGGGCATCTCGCTGGTGCAGCAGATGAACACGCCGCACCGTTGGCCGACGCCGACAGTTTGCGGGAACCACAACCGTTTGGGCCTGAGCCCGAAAAGCGGCGATGGGCTGGCGACTGCAGTTGCCAAGTGGCCGACGCCGAAAGCCAGGGACTGGAAAGACGGGCGCACGCAAGGCACTGCGAATCGCAGTTCGCCGGATCTTGGCAAGGTGGTCGGCCAGTCTCAACAGGCTGGCTCGCTGAACCCGACGTGGGTCGAGTGGCTCATGGGGTGGCCCATCGGTCACACCGACTTAAAGCCATTGGCAACGGACAAGTTTCAGCAGTGGCAGCAACAGCATGGAGATTGCTGAATGGCCATTAAACTCCGCCCCTACCAACAGCGCACCATCGATGAGTTGTATGCCTGGTTCAACGCAGGCAACACCGGCAACCCCTGCGTAGTTTTGCCGACAGGCGGCGGAAAGTCGCACATCGTGGCTGCGCTTTGCAAGGACGCGCTGCAAGGCTGGCCCGAGACGCGCATATTGATGCTTACGCACGTCAAAGAACTGATTGAGCAGAACGCTGAGAAGATGCTTCAGCATTGGCCTGACGCGCCCTTGGGAATCTATAGCGCCAGCATGGGCAAGCGTCAAATTGACTCAATTACGTTTGCAGGGATTCAATCGGTGCGCCGCAAGGCTGGCCTGCTGGGTCATATTGATCTGGTGCTGGTTGATGAGTGCCATCTTATCAATCACAAAGATCAAGGCGGCTACCGCACCCTGCTGGCCCAACTCAAGCTCATCAACCCGCAATTGCGGGTGATCGGGCTAACCGCCACGCCTTACAGGCTCGGCCACGGGTTAATCACAGACCCACCTGCTTTGTTTGATGCGCTGATTGAGCCAGTAATGATTGAGGAATTGATCCACAAGGGCTACCTGTCGATTTTACGTTCCAAAGTTACCGTATCCAAACTAAGTGTTGATGGCGTACACAAACGGGGCGGCGAATATATTGAGTCGGAACTGCAAGCGGCGGTTAACACCGACCATCTCAACAAGTCGGTGGTGGATGAGGTCATAAGTCGCGCAGAAGGCCGCAAAGCGTGGCTGTTCTTCTGTGCTGGGGTAGCGCACGCCGAGAACGTCTGCGAGGCGCTGCAAGAGCGTGGCATCAAAGCAGCGTGCGTTACTGGCGAGACGCCCAGGCTGGAGCGAGAGCAGATGTTGGCCGATTTCAAGGCCGGCAGGTTGCAGGCATTGACGAACGCCAACGTGCTGACCACCGGCTTTGACCACAGCGCCATTGACCTGATTGCCATGCTGCGCCCCACCATGTCACCGGGTTTGTACGTCCAGATGGCAGGCCGCGGTCTGCGTCCTAGCCCCGGCAAGCAAGACTGTCTGGTGCTGGACTTTGCAGGAGTCGTTGGCACGCACGGCCCGATCATTACCGTGACGCCGCCTCGCAAGCAAGGCGACGGCAACGGTGAAGCGCCGGTGAAGGTATGCGACAACTGCGATGAGCTGTGCCCCATCAGCGCCAAGGTCTGCCCCGCCTGCCAGCACCCGTTTCCCGAGCCGGAGGCAAAAAAGCTCAAGCTGTGCAGCGACGACATCATGGGCCTAGACGGCATTGACATGGTTTTGACCGGATGGAAGTGGAGAGAGCACACCAGTTTGGCAAGCGGCAAGATAATGCTGGCCGTGTCGTATTACGGGCGGCTGTCTGACCCTGCCGTGACCGAATACTTTCCGGTTTTGCATGAGGGTTATGCAGGACAGAAAGCCATGAAGGAAGTCATTAAGATCGCAGACCGAGCCAAGATTGTTGGCATGAATGTGGACAATTTGAGCAGCTTGGCAGCGCAGTTGAGTTGCGGCAATCCACCGATTCAGATCAAATATAAAAAAGACGGGAAGTTTTTTAGGGTTTTACAAAAGGAATGGGAATAATGCAAACTTATCCTTCAGAAGTTATCAACTGGACAATGCATCAATTGCTTCCAGTTCACCAATTAAAGCCAAGGCCAGTTAATTATTGGACACATGAAAGATGTTTTGAAGATTCCAAAAGGTTTCAAAGTAGGAACCAATGGGCGCGGGGCAATCGAGGTGCGTTTCAAGCCGCATGGCGAAACGGTTGGATGGATGAAATGATGCCGCCTGGGGGGCGCAAGTGATTCATTACCACGGGTTGCCCATCAATCCTGCTACTGCTGCCGTTCGCGCAGTGTCAGGTGGGCACGTTTTTGTGTCTTACAGGCATCCGGGTCAATTGACTTTAGCATTAGATATTTGCCAAAGTTTCGCGGTAGACAACGGGGCTTTTAGCGCATGGAAAAGCGGTGATCCGGTGCTGGATTGGTCTGAGTATTACGATTGGATTAGAGAGTTGCATCGTTATCCAAACTTTGACTTTGCGGTGATCCCAGATGTAATTGATGGCGATGAAGAAGCAAATGATGCGCTTGTAACTGAATGGCCTTGGCGCAAATCAGCCCCGTGGATTGGCGCACCTGTTTGGCATTTGCACGAATCTTTGGAGCGATTGTCTAGGTTGGTTGCAGAGTTTCCTCGCGTTTGCTTGGGCAGTTCGGCTGAGTACGCGCAGATTGGCACTCCAGCATGGTGGTCGCGCATGGCAGAAACAATGGATGTGGTGTGCGACAAAGAAGGCAGGCCTGCTGCAAAAATTCATGGGTTGAGAATGTTGAACCCAGACGTTTTTACACGGTTTCCATTTGCCAGCGCAGACAGCACTAATGTTGCCAAAAACATAGGAATTGACTCTGCTTGGCGTGGAACCTATACGCCGCCCACAAAAGAAGCAAGAGCTTCCGTTATGCGAGAAAGAATAGAGTCATCTCAATCTTTATGTGTTTGGAATAGGAAAGTTGGTCAGATTCAAAAAAACCTATTTTTAGGAGTGGCATGAAAACTGAACACGAAGAGCAACGAGAACTGGTGCGTTGGTTTCGCCAGACCTACCCCGCCACGCTGATCTTTGCCATTCCTAATGGCGGTGCCCGCAACATTGCCACCGCTTCACGCCTCAAAGCCGAGGGTGTGGTTAAGGGCGTGCCAGACCTGTTCATTCCAGCCTGGGAAACGTGGATTGAGATGAAGCGCACCAAGGGCGGCAGCACCAGCCTAGAGCAAGACATAATGCACCTGTACCTGCGAGGCTTGTTCTACACGGTGTTGGTGGCAAAAGGGTTTGAAGATGCAAAACAACAAATTGAGGATTTGAGAAATGAAGTGGAATAAGGGAAAACCGCCAGAGGCGGGTTGGTATCCAGCATGGAAAATTAGTTCTCCCAGTTGGAACAATGCTTGGCGTTGGTGGGATGGCAAGCGTTGGAGCTGGCCTGCGTTCCCACATGAGTCAGCGCAGAAGGCAGGCAAGTGGGCGGCGCAAAAAGAGCCTGTGGGGCACAACTCAGAAATTATGTGGGGGAAAACATGAGTGATCTACGCAAAGCAGCACAGGCACTTGTAGACCGCTGGGACACGCCGCTGTGGAAAGACGCGCCGCACACGGGGCAGTACATCGACGCCCTGCGCGCTGCCCTCGCGCAGCCTGAACGCAAGCCGCTGACGGAGGATGAGATTTCAGAGATTGCGATGGACTGCTCGTTTGTTTCGGAGAGTGACACCTACTTTGCCCGTGCCATTGAGAAGGCACATAAGATTGAGTAAGTTTAGGAGAATTATTGATGAGACATAAATATCCACGCACGCTCAACGAAGCGTTTGGCCCATACACGGACGAGTACATCTACGACGATGACCCCGCTGAGTCGTGGATGTTCTGGTTGGCCGTGAGCGTGACCGTACTACTCGCTACTCTGATTGTGTGGCTGATGGTATGCTGATTTTTAGGAGAGCCATGCTGGTGGCTATGATGACCAGAGGAGTTTTGCCAGAGAAGGCCGAGGGTATCGTGCTAAGTGCGCTGGCCGCTGTCGGTTACACCGCGCCGACGCCGATGCCCACGGATGACGTTGTGTCGCTAACCTTGTACATCCGCAACTATGCTGAACGAATTTGAAACTTGGCAGCGCGAGACGCTGATCCAGTTTGCCCAAGAAGCAAACGAGAAGATCAAACAGCAGCAAGCCGAGATTGACGCGCTGCGGGCTGACTTAAAACTGGTGTTGACAGCCTGGCGTAATGTTGTGCCCAAACTGTAAAGTGTGGACTCGCGTCCTATCAACGCGAGGGACGCTGCGGCGCAGGGAGTGCGCCAACGGGCACCGCTTTTATTCAGAAGAAGTGCAAATTACGCTTTCCGCATATCGAGCGCGATCTTCTCAACCTCCCGCACCCGACGTTCCCACCCCTTGCCAAAAGTAGGCCAGTTACTGCGCCCTTTCAGAAACTCCATCCGATGGGCGCAGTATTTTTCAATTGATGCAGTTTTTGCGGCCTTTAACGTCTCGGCACCAACAATCCCATCAGCCGGCACGTTAGCAATTGTTTGTAGCCATTTAACGGCGCGGTTGACACCGCTGTTGACGGCAGCATCAAACACGCAGTAATCAAGACCAGAAGCAAGACTGTCGGCTTTGATGCGATCCCAATAAAGTTCTCGGTACAGAGGCGCGACTTTAGCTGGCGTGAGCGCCTTCATTTCGTCTTCAGACACCGAGCGATCAATCCAATCTTCCCAGACTGCTTGGGTCACGCCAAGGTTGGTTCTGCCGCCTGGGTCTTGCGGATGGTTGACGTAACCACCTTCGTGTTGCAAAAGATGACTCAGACATAGTTCAAAATTGGTATTCATTTCTTGTCCTCGTTATCTTTGTTTTCTTTGCCCATTTTGATACCAGCGATAGTGCCGACAAAGGCTCCAACAATGGTATTGAACGAGGGCTGAAGCATTTTGAACAACTCGTTGTTGTCCACATGGTCGTCAAACAGTCCAATTAAGGATGCACCACAAGTAGCCACAAGTACCAAGGCTAACGACAGACAACAGATGACGGTGATGTAGTCGGCTATCTTCATTTCTTATCCTTTTCCTTGGAGCCTATAGAGGAACCAAACCAAAAGTTCAACATAGTGGCGAGAACTGTGCCCAGAACAAAACCAAGAATGGTGTCAGCAAACCTGATGTTTTTATCTGGAATTACGCTGAACGTAATAAAACCGATATAGACCGTGGCAGCAACTGACCAGAACGTGGTCAAGTACATGGTGAAGCGTTTAGAAAAAACGTCTGACTGATTGAGCGCAACAACTTGCATGGCCCTTGCGTCGGCGGTGTTGGCGTGGTGTACTTTGAGCGTTTCAAGATCAATCTGCGCTAGTTTCAACGCGGCGT